TCTGTGTCTTTTGTGTGTAGTCACTCTGGCGTAAGTACCCCAGCTTTAATTCATCGACAGTGACGGTCTCGTCACCAACGGTAAATGTCAGCTCTTTTTCTTCGGAGTCTTCCGCTTCTGATTCCTCGGTTGGGTCGGTTTCGACCTCCTCGTCTTCTGCGGCTTCGTCTTCGGGTACATCTACAACCTCGTCTTCTACAACGGCTTCGTCAGCCTCTTGATCGGATTCTGTTTGCTCTTCGGGTTGTTCCAGCTCGGACTCCAAAAGGGCGGTTAAACGCTCGATCTCGCTTAAACCGAGAGAGTCCGATGGGGTTTGCTCTGTCGGTTCGATTGTATTTTCAGCCATTCTACTCACTCTCTTGTTGTTTGCGCAACTCTAAGTTGTTGATAACTGAGACAAATTGCTGCACGAACATCTGCCCTGCCTTGTACATTGCAAAGAGTCGCTCACGCTCCTCGGGTGCCTCGGGCGGCGTTTGCAGTATCTGGTCTACAATCCCCTGATTCATTGATTGAAATGCATCGTTGAATACCTGCGAGTTCAGCATCTGGGATGCCGCAGCCGCCTTTGATTCAAGCTCATACAGTTCTTGGTTCTCGATATTTTCGCTCATTTAATAAAATCCCCTTTGGGTTGCTTCGGTTTATCGGCCTTTACGACCTTGGTTGGCTTGGCGGGGGCGGTGTCCCGTCCCCGATACTCCAAGTATTCCTTTATGACCTCCTTTGCGTGGCGCTTAGGCTCCTTTCGGGCCTTTGCGTTTTTTAGGAAGCCGTCGAATCTACTTAAATCGTTATCCAATGTTCACGCTCCGCCCCTGCTGGCGCTCAAGCTCTAGCTCGGCGTTCTTGATTTTCATGTCGTGCTTGATTTTCTCGGCATCCATAAGCAGCTTGGAGTCCTCGTTTTCCTCTTTGTGCTCCTGCTTCTGGCGCTCGAAAACGGTCTTGTTCTGCTCCTTCAAAATATCCAGCTCCAACTGCCCCTCCATAACGCTCACCTGTCTGGACTGCATGTCGGCTTGGAACTCCGACTGATCCATCTGCATCTTCATCTGATGGTCCTGCTCCTGCTGCTGCTGCTGCTGCTGCTGCTGCATCTGCTGCTGGAACTCTGGGCTGTTGGGGTCCGCCAAGTAGCTGGCACCCTCTTTGATATTCAGAAGCTCGAAGGCTCTTGATATCATCGCGTGACGCTGCTGCTGACCGTAGAGGCCGCCAAGTGTTGGGTCTTGGGGGTTCATGGTGAACTGCTGATCGAGGCTCAAAAGCATCTGGGCCTCCTGCGCCTGCTCCTCTGGAGTCAGCGCCACGGCGACTGTCATCTCCGTGCGGTCACCCAGCATCGAGGGGTTAATAGGGACAAAGCGCCCGTCGAGCTGGAGCATCTTCTCCTCGCTGTCATACTCAACACAAAGGCGGTAGAGGTCTTGCATCAAAGGCTTAAGGAAGTTTTCGGCGAAGTTCCTGCACATCACCATGATTCGCCGGTTGCTGGCGTTCATAAAAGTGTTGATCAGGTCGCTTGAGTTTTGCTTGCTGACCGCAGTGGAGTCCATTCCACGCGACATCCTGCTGCTACCAGATCGCTGCTCCTTCTCCTGCTCAAAGTTTTCAATTGCCGTGTAGACGTTGCCGTTGAGCTGCGGGGTGGGCAGGGGCCGCACCACGCTCTCGGGGTTCGGAGACATAACGTCAACAACCGCACCGACTCTGTTATCTAACAAGTCGCGTGGGTTCTTGACCAGTGACAGGTTGGCTACCCAGCGTGAGGTTGTAGTCAACATCAAGTGATCGACAACGCCGCGCTTCAGGCTCGACATCGTCTTCTGTAGGTCAACAATCACATCCGCAAGCGACATGCCATAGAAGCGGTGCGGCAGCGGGAAGGGCGTGAATGTACGGAACGGTATCTCGCTCACCAGCTCGACATCCAGCATGGTGTGTCGGCTGTGCATGCACTTGTAGTAGACGCAGGCGTTTATGTCGGAGTCGTATCTCTTTATGTAGGACTCGTAGAGTGTGACGTACTCACGGTCCTCGGAGTCGTCTAAGCCGAAGCGGTCATGGCGGAAGCTGTCCACGGAGTCGCGGCCCAGCGATCCATCGTCCTTGAGCATGTCGTCCTCGTCTAACTTATCCACCATCTCCTGCGGAAGCCCCTCCGCCAGTAGCTCACCGCGTGTCATCGCCATGCGGTGGGAGCAGAAGTCGCTGTCCTGAACTGTTTTTGCGCGTGGGTTGATCAGAAAGTTTTCTGGCTCGATGGTCTCAACACAGACCTTGGATGTGTCTATGCGCCTGCGGGCAGAGCCAGATATTGAAAGCTGGCTGTAAACGGTTCCGGTCTGCTCGTCAACAACCTCAACCGCCTCCTCCATAAGCTCAACCGGCTCAACGCTCGGGTCCGACATCATCTGGTTGAAGTCGTTCTCGCTTACGCCCTCGAACTCGAACTCCTCGTACTTGTAGTCGTCTTTCCAGTACCGCTTAACTATTCCGGTTTTAGCTACCAGCGCATCGTGGATAACATCCGATAAAATTTTGTATCCGTTGTTCTGCCTGTAGAAGTTGTAGTTGGTCCACGCGGTTGCCATGCGTGCGCCCATTGCGTCCTCTGGGCTTTGCGCATCGAACCGGCATATGTTCTTGTCTGCGCTGAACGTCTCCAGCATCATGGCCTTCACAGCCTCGACAGCATCAAAAACATCGCGGCTTACATGCTGAGAGCGACCACGGATCTCGTTGCCGATTGGCTCTCCGTAGTAGAATCGATGAGCGGTGTCGCGCTGCTCCCCGACCTCTGAGTTTGCGTATGTATCAGCCGCATCAATATTCCGTTCCAGCGTCGAAAGCAATTCGCGCTCATCAATAATCGTATTCATGGGATGTGTGTCCTGTTCTGTTTGCTGTTTTGTCTTGCTCTGCATCGTTCTGCCCGAATCGGGTCACTGAGATCGCTGCGTACCGTGTCGCGTCCATCAAGTCGTCGAATTCCTTGTGAATTTTTCCCTTTTTCCGGTGGTATCGTCTGAATTCCTCAAACCAAGGTGTTAGGTTGCTAAACACCTGTAATCTGCCGGTACGAAAACGCTCCAGCATTTCCATCAGGGCGGGCTCGACGTAGTTGGTGCCATCGGGGTTTGTGAATCGCCCGATCATCAGGACACCGGCCTCGATATACATCTCTGCAAGTGTTTTGCCGGAGCCTTTCTCGGTGGAGTCCCCATCGTGGGGGTAAATCATTGGGATGGTTTTACCGCGAGACTTGATGGCGGAGGCGTGGACCGCCGGTATCTCGCCCTCGCGCTTGTAGCAGTCGTACACAAAAATCGTATCACTGTCTGCGTTATAGGCTGTCCAGACAACGGTGGTGGGGTGGGTTATTCCGAAGTCGA